TTTCCCACTAAATTTTAAGGAGGACAAACACAATGAGCAAAATCCTGGAACTGCGCGAAAAGCGCGCCAAGGCCTGGGAAGCGGCCAAGGCCTACCTTGACAGCAAGCGGGGCGGCGACGGGCTTTTATCCGCGGAAGATACCGCCGCCTACGAGAAGATGGAGGGCGACGTGGTGGCGCTGGGCAGGGAAATCGAGCGGCTGGAGCGCCAGGCCGCCCTTGACGCGGAGCTTTCCCAGCCGACCAATACCCCCATCACCAACAAACCGTCTGCCCACGGCGAGAGCAAGAGCGGCCGGGCCGCGGCCGAGTACAAGCGGGCCTTCTGGAACGCCATGCGCGGCAAGCGCACCGCCGATATCCAAAACGCGCTGCAGGTAGGCGAGGATACCGAGGGCGGCTACCTGGTGCCCGACGAGTTTGAGCGCACCTTGGTGAAGTCGCTTGAGGAAGAAAACATCTTCCGGCAGCTGGCCAATGTCATTACCACCTCCAGCGGCGACCGCAAGATCCCCGTGGTGGCAAGCAAAGGCACCGCCTCCTGGGTAGATGAGGAGGGGCAAATCCCCGAGAGCGACGACAGCTTCGGGCAGGTGTCCATCGGCGCTTTCAAGCTGGCCACCATGATTAAGGTCAGCGAGGAGCTGCTAAACGACAGCGTCTTCAATCTGGAAAGCTACATCGCCCGGGAGTTTGCCCGCCGCATCGGCGCCAAGGAGGAGGAAGCCTTCTTTGTGGGCGACGGCCTTGGCAAACCCACCGGCATCCTTGCCGCCACAGGCGGCGGGCAGGTTGGGGTAACCACGGCCGCCGCGGCAGCCATCACCTTAGACGAAATACTGGACCTGTTCTACAGCCTCAAGTCCCCTTACCGCAAAAAAGCCGTCTTTGTCATGAACGACGCCACGGTCAAGGCCATCCGCAAGCTCAAGGACAGCACCGGCCAGTACCTGTGGCAGCCGTCCATCAAGGAAGCGACACCCGACACCATCCTCAACCGTCCCCTCTACACCTCGGCCTTTGTGCCGGTAATCGAGGCGGGGGCCAAGACTGTGGTGTTCGGGGACTTTGGCTACTACTGGGTGGCCGACCGCCAGGGCCGGGTGTTCAAGCGGCTAAGCGAACTGTTCGCCCCCACCGGGCAGGTAGGCTTTATCGCCACCCAGCGTGTGGACGGCAAGCTGGTGCTGCCGGAGGCCATCAAGATATTGCAGCAAAAGGCGTAGTTTTATCTTACGGCAGGCAGTCCTAAACGGCTGCCTGCCAGTTTTGGAAAGGGGGGCGGGCGCGGTGGCGGTCACACTTCATGATACAAAAGCGTGGCTGAGAGTTGACGGTGAGGCTGAGGACGCGCTTATCGAAAGCCTGATTGAAGCGGCAGAGGAGCTGGTGGAAGGAGTCCTGCGCTTCCCCTTGAGCGAGTTTGCGGGAAGCGCGCCCGAGCCGGTCAAGCACGCTATTTACTACACCGTGGCCAAGCTTTTTGAGGAGCGAAACGACTTGAAACACGACGAGCTGACCCAGGTGCTCAAAGCCCTGCTCTTCTCCTACCGAAAGGCGGAATGGTGATGAAGATCGGGCAACTGCGGCACCGGGTCAGGATTCAGGCATATACCGCCGGCAGAGACAGCTTTGGCGCGGAGGAACAGATATGGACGGACATAGCCACGGTCTGGGCCAGCATTACGCCGGTTTCGGGCAAGGAGTACTTCGCTTCCGCGCAAACCAACGCGGAGGTTTCTACAAAGATCACCATGCGCTATCGCAGCGGGATCACGCCGAAAATGCGCGTCGTCTTTGGCGCGCGTATTTTCGAGATTATCTCCGCGCTGAATTTTGAGGAGCGCGGCGTCGAGCTCAACCTCATGTGCAAGGAGAGTGTCCCGGATGGCTAAACGGCTGCGGGTAAAGAAGCTGAAAACGCATATCGAGGGCTTGGACGAGGTCATAAAGCTCGTGGAGCAGCTGGGCGACGCGGCGGCGGAGGCGCTGGACAAAGCCTCAGGGGCCGGGGCCGAAATTGTGCTGGCGGCGGCCAAGCAAAAAGCGCCGGTGGATACCGGGCTTTTGCGGGACAGCTTAACGCTCAAAAAAAGCAAGGTGCGTAAGCCCAATATCAAAAGCGAGCATGTGGTGACCAGGGGAAAAGGGGCGGCGCATTTCGCTCCGGTGGAGCTGGGGACATCCAAAATGAAGGCGCAGCCCTTTCTCCGCCCGGCCATTGACGAGAACAAAAAGAGCGTCGCCAAGGCGGTAAACGACGAGCTGCTAAAAGCCATCGGGAGGGTGAGATGATGAGACTGGAGGAAGCGGTCAGTGGCTATCTGCAGCCAAAACTAAGGGGCGCGCTCTACCCATTCCTCTTGCCGCAAAAGCGCGATCTTCCGGCCGTGGCCTACTTCCCCGTTTCGCTAGAGCGGCTGCACAGCCTGACAGCGGACACCGGCTTTGTAAAACAGCGGCTGCAGTTTAGCTGCTTTGCCAAGTCATACAAACAGGCGGCGGAGACGGCTAAGATCATCCAAGGGGCGCTGCAAAACTTCACCGGCGAGATGAACGGCGTAACGATTGGCGCTGTCTTGCTCCTGGATGAGGTGTCCGACTATGAAGCGGATACGGGGCTTTATTCCGTATCCCTGGAATTTGAATTTCAGTTTGAGGAGGTTTAACCATGGCCATAGCAGGTAAGAGCGGCAAAATGGGGCTGGGCGCAAGCGCCGTCATGGATATCAGCAGCTGGTCGTTGGAGCTGGGCACGGATACGCTTGATGTCACGGCCCTCGGTGACGACTGGAAGAAATTCATCGCCGGCTTAAAGGAATGGTCGGCATCGGCCGAAGGCTTCTACTCGGTGCATACGGACACCACCGGCCAGAGGGCGCTGCAGGAGGCGTACTTAAACGGCGCGGAAGTTTCGCTCAGGCTCTATGTCAACGCGGCAAATTATTATTCCGGCAGCGCCCATATCTCCGGCCTGTCCGTGGAGGACCCGGTGGACGACACGGTCAGCATTTCCTTTGAGTTCCAGGGCACCGGCGCGCTGGAATACAACTAAGGCGGTGAAGAATCATGCCTTTAGCTGGCAAAGTAGGTGCGGTGTTCCTGCAGACGGAGGCTGAGCCGGTGGCCTTTACGAAGGAGAACACCTTGGGCAACCCGCAGAGGACGGCCTATACCATTGAAAACGAGACCTTAAGGTATCTGGACAAAAACACGCCCGTTGTGGTGTATGTCAACGACATCGCGGTCAGCGGCGGATTTACCGTAGAGCATTTGGGCGGCGTGGTCCGGTTTTTAACGCCCTTGCCTGAAGGAGCCACGGTGACGGTCAGCGGCAAAAGCGTCAAGGTTGATCAGGCGGGCGGCTTCTTCAACTGGAGCGCCGAGCTGGCTGCGGACACAGCGGATGTAACCACCTTTGCGAGCGAAGGCTGGAAGGAGCACCTGCCCGCCGTAAAGGGCTTTACGGCCTCCGCGGAGAGCTACTGGGCGGACGGGCGCTTGTCGGAAAGGCTCGGCCGGGAAATCATCGTGGCGCTGTATCTCGATACAGGCGCCGGCAAAAAACGCTATGAGGGCTACGCGCTCATCGCGGGCGACAGCATTGAATTAGCCGCCGACGATGTGGTCAATGAGAGCATTGAGTTTGAGGGCAGCGGCAATCTGTATTACAGGGAGGACTGAGGGCATGAAACCAGGCGTCACTATAGAGCTGGACAAACCGAGGACGCTCCGCTACGGCATGAACGCGTTGATCAAGATTGAGGAGCTGACGGGCAAGAACCTGACAAAGCTAGATCTTGACAATATCTCCGTGAAAGACCTGCGGACAATTGTCTACGCCGGTCTTTTTCATGAGGACAAAGAGCTGACCCCGGAAAAGTGCGCGGACTTAATCGACGAGTACAGCGACATCACCACGGTGGCCGGGAAACTGGGCGAAGCGATGACGCTGGCCTTCGGCGCGCAGCCGGGAAACCCGCAGGCGGTGGAGGCGGCCAGGAAATAGGGTTTGCTGAGCTGTTCTCCGCCGCCGTAAAGAAACTCAAAATGCACCCGGCCCAAGTTTGGGAGCTGACCCCCTTTGAGCTGGGGCTTTTCTTTGAGGGCTACGCCGAGGAAAAGGCGGAGCGAAGCCGGGAGCTCATCTACCTGGCCTGGCACATCGAAGCCTTCGCCAGGCAGAAGCGGCTGCCCAGCCTGAAGAAAATGCTCAAAGAAAGCGGAAGAAAAAAGAGCGCGCCAAGCCGCCTTTCCACGGAGCAGCTGATCGGAATCGCGCGGAGCAAGGGGCTCAAAGTCCCGGCGAAATGGAGGTGATGGGATGGCGGTACTGCGCAATGTAGTCGTGAAAATCGGCGCGGATATCTCCGAGCTGCAAAAGAGCTTAAACGAGGCGTCCAAAACCCTGGATAAGGCGGGAGAAACCCTCACATCCATCGGCGGGACGCTCACAGCAGGGCTGACCCTTCCCATCGCGGCCGCGACGGCGGGAATTTTAAAGCTGGGAACGGATTTTGACGACGCTTTCGACAAAATCCGCGTCGGCACCGGCGCTACCGGCGAGGCCCTGGCAGGCTTGCAGGACGATTTCCGGGCGGTTTACTCCAATGTTCCCGCGGGGATGGCCGAGGTGAGCACCGCCATCGCCGATCTGAACACCAGGACGGGCCTGGCCGGGAAACCGCTGCGGGAGCTGTCCACGCAGATGCTCAACCTCTCCCGTATCACCGGCGAGGAGCTCTCCGGCATGATCGCCGGCTCCTCCCGCCTGTTCGGCGACTGGAGCATAGCGGCGGACGATACCGCGGGCACTATGGACTACCTTTTCAAGGTATCCCAGAGCACCGGCATCGGCTTTAACGATCTTAACGCCAAGCTGGTGCAGTTTGGCGCGCCCCTGCGACAGATGGGCTTTGACCTGGAAACGGCGGCGGCCATGCTGGGGAAGTTTGAAAAAGAAGGGGTCAACACCGAGCTGGTCCTGGGCGGCCTGCGCATCGCGCTGGGCAAAATGGCCAAAGCGGGCATTACGGACACCAAAGCGGCTTTGGAAGAAGTCACCAAAAGGATCAAGGAAGCAGGCTCCACCGGCGAGGCCAACGCCATCGCCCTGGAGATGTTCGGCGCCCGCATTGGCCCGGATATGGCGGCGGCCATCAGAGAAGGCCGCTTTGAGCTCTCAGATCTGGTGTCCGCTTTAAAGACCAGCGGGGAAACGATTAACGGCGCGGCCTTTGAGACGATGGATTTCGCGGAACAGCTTGCCGTGATGCGGAACAAAGCGGCCGTGGCTCTGGAGCCGCTGGGGACTTCATTGATGCAGGCCGTCAACTCCGCCATGCCCGCCATTGAAGGGCTGATCGGCAAACTCAGCGCTTTGGTGGACTGGTTTGCGAACTTAAGCGGCGGCTCGCAGAAGCTGATCCTCTCCTTCATCGGCATCGCCGCCGCCATCGGGCCGCTCTTGACGCTGGTAGGCACGCTCGCAAGCGGCGTCAGTTCCGCGGTCAAAGCGGTAAAATGGCTGGCCGACGCCAAGAACCTGGCCGCGCTTAAGACCCATGCCCTGGCCGCGGCGCAAAAAGTAGCGGCGGTGGCGCAAAAGGTCCTGAACGCGGTGATGGCGGCCAATCCGATCGGGCTTGTGATCGTGGCCATAGCGGCGCTGGTGGCCGTCATTATCCATCTGTGGAAAACCAACGAGGGTTTCAGAAACGCGGTGATGGCCGTATGGAATAGTATTAAAACCGCGGCCGCTAATATGGCCGCCGGGATTAAAAGCGCTTTTGACAATATCAGAAACTGGATCAGCGGCCTTGTGGCATGCGGGGTGCGCTTGGCCGAGAACCTGGCAGGCGGCATCACGCGGGCGCTGGGCGCTTTGGCGGGCAATATCCGCAGCGCCTTGAACCAGGCGCTCTCCATAGTCACAGGCCTGGGCAAAAGCTTTTTTGACGCCGGGCGCAGCCTGATCGCCAGTATCGCCAGCGGCATCACCAGCGCCGCCGCCAGGGTTGTCGACAGCGTTAAAAGCGTCGTGGCCCGGGTCAGGTCTTTCCTGCCCTTTTCCCCGGCTGAAGAGGGCCCGCTGAAGGATTTGGACAAGTTGGATTTCAGCGGCCCGCTGATCGAAAGCATCAAAAACGCTATCCCCAAGGCGGAACGGATGCTTGGCAGCCTGCTGGAAGTAAGCCTTCCCGCGTTGACATTGCCGCCGGAGCCGCCAGCGCAGCCGGTAGCGGCGGGAGCATACGGCCAGGGCGGCCCGCTGGTGGTGGTGGAAAATATGACCGTGCGCGCGGAAAGGGATATCGAGGAGATCAGCCGCAGGCTGTACCGCTATATCGAGGCCGCCAACCGGGGGAGGGGGAGATTGTAATGGGGCACTTCTCGTTTGCCGGGGAACACTGCGGCAGCTACTCCGTTTATCTCATGCGCTCACCTCTTTCCATTTTTCCGGGGGTGCGGGAAAAGGTGATCGTCATGCCGGGCAGGCATGGCGTCTTCAGGATGCCGCCCGACTTTGAAACTCGCGTGCTCAGCTTGGACTGCTGGCTTAAAATCGCGTCATATGGGGAGCTCCATCAGCAGCTGGACCGGCTGCGCTCCTGGCTGAACCCGATGCGGGGAGCGCAGCGGCTGGTCTTTGACGACTCGCCGGACAGGTACTATCTGGCCACCTGGGCGGATGCAGATCTGCAAATCCAGGTAACGGCAAGCCAGGGGCTGTTTACGCTGCGGATGGCCTGCGACGACCCTTTCGCCTACGACCTCGCGCCGGATGAGCTGCTCATAACGACAAGCCCCTACACCCACTACCAAAGGGGGACGGCGCCGTCAGACCCCCTCTTTTTGCTGCGGGGCATATCGGGCGGGGGCAGCCAGTTTCTGACGGTCAGAGTCAATGCGGAGCAGTTCACCTACCGGGGAGCGCTCTCCGCGGGGGAGCGGCTGGAGGTGGATGGCCGGCAAAAGACGGCCGTTCTCGTGCGGGGGGAAGCCAGGGAAAAAGCCTTGCACCTGCTGGAGCGGCCAAGCTTCCCTCAACTCACGCCGGGGGCCAACACCATTCAAGTGGTCGCGGCAGGTGGCGCTTCCTGGTCAAACTTGGAGATAAGCTGCCGCAACCGCTGGCTGTAAAGGAGGGATACTGTGGCTAAGACGCCATTCAAAAGAGTAATAAGCAGAGAGATCTACGGGGCGGACATCTCCGGGCTGCAGGACGCGGTCAACAAACTGGAAACGGTGCTGGAGATGGACGTGGCGGCAACAGAGAATCACACGCTTTCCCCTGTGGAAGACCAGCCGGAGGAAGCCCTGCACCGGCGGATTTATGAGGGGGATACGCGCAACTGGCTGGAAAGCCCCGCGCCTGTGGTCAGGCGTAGCGGCGAAACCGTTCCCGCGGGGGAATATATTCTGTACGCCGCCCAGGGGATGGTCGTCTTTCATGAGCAGCAACCCCCCGGCGTCACTATCGCTGCGGATTTTTCTTATGTGCGCGATAGCTCGCCCTTTAGCGGCCACGTGGGCGCGGGCGGCACAGCCCACGCCTCCGCGACGGCTGAAACGTCCGGGTTTATGGCGGCGGGCGACAAGCTGCGCCTGGACGCGCTGGACTATCTGCGTTACCGGCGGCTCGGGCTATACCACGCCGGTATCACCGCCGCCGGGATGGCCCCCTTAACCACTTCGGCCAACAACATTGACCTTTTGCCGTTTTATGTGCCGGTTGCCCAGTCTTTCGACCGCGTCGCCGTCAACGTCACTACCGCCGCCGCGGGGAACGCGCGGCTCGGGGTATACGCCGACAGCGGCGCGGTCTATCCGGGCGCGCTGATCCTTGACGCCGGGATCGTCACCACAGGCACGACGGGCATCAGGTGGCTGGAGGCGAATTTAACGCTTATGCCCGGCCTTTACTGGCTGGCCCGCCTGCAGGACGCTACGCCAAGCCTGCAGGGCCTGGCCAGCACGGGCATGCTGGCGCTGGGCAGCGAGGATTTGGGGGCGGCCTGGATCACCGGCTACCGGCTGACCAGGGCCTACGCTGACGGCTTCCCTGCCGCCTTTCCATTAGGCGCGGCGCAGATCACCGGGGCCAGACCGGCAGTGTTCCTAAGGAGGGCGTAGCAGTGTATAACAGCGGCAGGCGGTATAGCACAGGGCATCTTTACAACCGCATCCTTCTCCCCTGGCATCCGGTCTCCTGGTATGACCGGCTGGGCTTCGCCGTGCCTGTCGTCGTCAACAAGCAGCTGGAGCCGGTCGCCCTCCTGCACGACGCTTATGAGATCATCGTGCACCAGACATTGGGCAGCGAAGACCGGCTGGAGTTCAAGCTGCCGGTAAAGCCCGGCGCGGAAGCTCTGGAGACCGGCATGATGCTTGACCTGGCGGGGAGCGTATACCGGGCGATGGTGCTCGCCAACGAGGAGGACGACTCGGGGGCCAGGTACTGGCAGGTTGAGGCCTGGGCGCTGTGGTACGATTTGCTGAAAGCTCCGGACGCGCCCGCGCAGGAATGGGAAAACGCCGTAGCGGCGGATGTGCTTGCCTATCTCTTATCAGGCACGGGCTGGCAGGCGGGGAATGCTACCCCCTCCTCCGTACGGCCCTTCGTTTTCCGGGGCGGCTGTAACCGTTTGGAGGCGCTGCGGGAGATGGAGCGCATCTTTCAAGTGGAGCTGGGTTTCCAGACAAAGCAAAAGACGGTATCCCTCCGGGACGCCGCGGGGGAAGAACGCAACGTTTTCTTTTTGCGGGGGAAAAACCTGCGCCGGGCCCAAGAGGAAAGAAACGTAATCGAGCAGGCGACCAGGGTTTATCCCCGGGGCAGGGGCGGCCTGACTATCGCCACGGTTAACAGCGGCATCCCCTATCTGGAGGTGGAGAGCGGCTACGATCCCCCTCCCTCCACAGTCCTTGTCGCAGAGGAATTCACCGACCCCAACCAGCTGAAAGAATATGCCCAGGCGTTTCTCTCCGCCGTCAGCCAGGCGCAGGTAAGCTACGAGTGCGGCATTGTCGACCTCTCCGCCCTGCCGGGTTATGAGGGGGAAAAAGTCAGCCTGGGCGATGTGGTGACGGTTTACGACGAGGATTCCGGCATACACGTCAAGACAAGGGTCGTGCGCATGCGCTATTTTGTGGAGGAACCCTGGCGGAGCGAAATCGAGCTGGCCGCCGTCCGCAAAGACCTCTCGGAGACGCTCAGCCAGGTTAAGCACTCCGTGGCCTTATTTGATACGGCGGATATGGTGGACAAAAAAGATATCGAGCAGCTCTCCGTCTTTAACCTTCTTTTAAACTCCCGGGCAGAGAGCGGCACCGCTTACTGGATAAACGACGGCTGGACGGTGGACGGCACAAAGGGCTATTCAGGCGGCGCGTCTTTCAAAGCTGTGGGCGCGCTGGGCGTATCCAAAACGCTGACGCAGACCGTGCATCCCGCCCACCGGGACAGCTATGTGTTAAGTTTGCGGGCGGCCCTGGAAAATATCCAGCTGGGGCCAAACGGCAGGGTCGGGGTTGAAGTGGTTATCCATTACGAGGACGGCAGCAGCGAAACGCGGTTTGTTTCCCTGGTCCTTGCGTAAGGAGTTGTGCGCCATGGCGTTTTTTGAACCTTATCTAAAGTCTGTATCCCCAAGCAAAAAAGTTGAGAGAATTGAAGTCCGCCTTTGCCTGGATGACGCAAGCGGCCAGGTCAACATCGCCGACATCGTGCTGCAGGGCGGCAGGCTGGCTACACTGTGGAACGGCCACCCCGCGGAGCTTCGCTTCTCCTTTGAGTAGGTGCGGAAAATGAAACGTTACTTATTTCGTTTCGCGCCGGAAGAGGGAAAGCGGGTGGCCAGTATCCGGGCCCAAGCGGTAATCTCTGACGCCGCGGGCTCTTTTTCCTTTACCGACGTGATGCTCCAGGAAGGCAGACATCTAACCGGCTACTCCCAGAACACCAAGGAGCTGCTGCAAAAACTGCGGGAAAACGGCAGCCCGTCCCCGCCAAAGCACTACAACGCCGTGGTGCGGGGCGCTAAAACCTTGATCGTCCCCAACCGCGGCTTCTACTGGGCGGTGGAGCCGGGGGCGGTAATTGTGCCCACGGCCTTGGACTTTCACATCAGGGCAAAGGAAAACTTAAGGCAAGGCATCGCCTTGGGGCAGGACATGCTGACCAGGCTTTTTTATTTCCCGCAAGTCTTGGCGAGCAACCAGGAGTTAGCGGTTATCGGCACTGAGCGGCAAGTACTGCAAAACGGCAGTCCCGTTCAGTTTAAAGGCCGGTTCCTCTATGCCGCCTGGGGGAATCCCCGCTTCCCCGTCACTCTCCTGGGGCTGGGCGCGGGACAGGCAGTTTTGCGGCCGGAGCCTTCGGCCATGGTGCTCGTCGCACTGCAGGAATGGCAGCTGGCGGAAGGGGGGAAAAGGTTATGAGCATGAGACAAGCAGGCCGGGGGTTTATGACCTGGTCTTTCTTAAAGACCACCCGGGCCAGGCAGGAATGGCGCGATTACGGCGACAGGCTGACCCATATGGGGCTGTTTGATTTTCTGGTGCCTGACAACACCGGGCGGATTACCGGCGTTATCCCCGCCGCCGATTTGGAAAGGGTAGCGCGCTGGCCGCATATCACCCACCTGCTGACGGTCAGAAACGACGGCATCCTTTCCCGCTTTCGGGCCATCGTGGAGAACACAGGCGGGGCGCAGGACATGTTCATCAGCGAGCTGCACCGCATTCTGGATATGTACCCTTTCGCCGCCGGGGTGGATATCGACCTGGAAAAAGGGCCGAACGACAACCCGGACGGCGTGGTGGCCCTGGCGAAGAGGATCTACGAAAGCATTAAGAGCCGCCCGACACAGCGCTATGTGCATTGGGACTTGCCGCCCATGACCGGGGACGGCGCGCCATCCTGGGAGCGCTGGTGCGATTACCGCCGGATGGAGCCATACTTCGATACCTGCGTGATTATGAGCTACGCCTTTGCCTGGGCGGGCAGCGCTCCCGGGCCCATCAGCCCGGTGTGGTGGATGGAGGAGATCTATGACTACGCGGTAACGCGGATACCGAAGGAGAAAATCTTTCTCGGCATCCCCGGCTTCGGCTTCAACTGGCGCATTGATAGGCGGCCTGTCCCGGGAGCTTACCGGGGGAGCGGCGGCACCTTCCTCGCCTGGCTTGGCTGGCAGCAAGGGGATTTTACATTTCACGAGCTGCAGCCGCGTCTTCCCTTTGCCGGGTTTCTGGACGAGGACAGCCAAAGCCCATACCTTCTCCCGCATATCTACGATTACCAGGAAGGCATGGACGCGGCGCGGATTACAAGCCCCGTCTTTAAGGTTTCCGGCCAGGCGGGCCGGGTCAGGCGGAATTACCTGGTCGCCTATGAAAAGGAGCCGCGCTATGAGTTTGCCGGGCAGGTTGCGCACAGGACAGGCAGCGGCTTTGACGAGGTTTCCGGCGCTATGACGGTGGGCAGCGGCTGGATTTCCCCCAGGGCGCCCCAGCTTCTCCCCGTCCCGCCGGGTTCGCCTCCCGGTACTCAACCGGTGCTGGAAGAAGAGGGCCTGGCCCTTTTTTCTTTTTCTGTCCCCCACTCGGGGGAATATGACCTGGCGGCAAGGGTGAATTGCCCCTGGTGGAACCGTCAGGTTTTACAGCTGCGGCTAAATGGGACATCAGTACAAATCGGGCCGTTTCCCGACTGGTACCCTCTCCACCGTCGCACCCACTGGCTGAAGGCCGGGCGGTTCCACTTGTCCGCCGGAAGCCACACCCTGGAGGTGCACGGCGCGGGCAGCCAGTATGGGACGCAGTTTTGGGGCTTCAGGGTCTGCTCGCAGTTTAATTTTAGCATGACCGGCGGCGAGGCGGAATTTACCCTCACCCCAAGGAGGCTAAAAGACATCGCCGGAAACTGGGTGCTGCCGGAGCGGTTTATCCTCACCCCTGAAGTGCTGCGAAGCGCTCCGGAGCACGCCTGGGTCTGGTATGACGACTTTAGGTACAACACGCTCGCCTTCTACAACCGCAGCGGCGGGGTCTGGAGCGTTGATACGGACCCGGCAAGGCGGGTGTTAATTCAGTCCGACCAGGCAAGCGCGGACGCCCAGGCGCACCTCTCCCACGATGGGTTTGGCGACCTGAACATCCGGGCCAGGCTGCGCATGACGGCGGGGAACGGCACCATGGGCATTGTTTTCAAAGCCCAGGGAGTAAACGATCTATATCTGTTTTTGCTGCGGCGCGGCACGCAGACAGCGGAGCTTTGGCAAAGGCAAGGCGGGATATGGACAAGGCTGCAGCCGGACGTGGCGCACAGCGTGAGTTTAAACACTTGGTACACGCTGCGGGTGCGAAGTCGGGGGAACGAGCTGCACTGCTGGGTGGGTACCACGCGGGCCTTTGCCCTGTCCGCGTCCCTGCCGACCCTGGGCGGCTTCGGGCTGCGCACCAGCGGCGCGGCCTGTGAGTGCGGCCTGCTAGATGCGGGCGATCCTTATGTTTATGTGCCGCAGGAGGCCCTTGACGTGACGTTACCAGGCGGCCAAATCCAGACACTGGGGCGTATTCAGCGCAGCGGCGTGACATGGCTTGAACCGTGGGACTACTTCCGCTTTGAAGGCCCCGGGGAAGAGCCGGCGACCAGACAGGAAAGCATCTCCACAGATTTCGACTATCTGCACACCGATTCTTTCGCGGCTTTTGACAGCGACAGGGCTGTTACCTTCCGGCTGCGCGACCGGGGGCTGTGGCTTACCCAGCTTTTCCTAGGGGATGCGAGGGGCTTCTCCATCGCCCATTATTCCGATGCCGAGCACTTCGATATGCTGGCTAACCTCGCCAAACACAGATGGAGATTAAAAGGGGTCGGGTTGTGGGCGCTCGGGCACCAGGACCCGCTGGTATTTCGATTGCGTTCAGGAGTCGTTTAGGCACTCTTACGAAGCTAAACCCCGGATACGGGGGAAGGGGGCAATTTTTCAATGAAAGCATTCTGGAACTGGGTACAGGCGGCTTTTACCGCTATCGGCGGTTTTCTCGGCTGGTTTTTAGGCGGGCTGGACGGGTTTCTCTATGCCCTGATTGCCTTTGTGGTAGTTGACTATCTGACCGGCGTGATGCGTGCCGTCATGGAGAAGAAACTATCCAGCGAGATCGGCGCCAGGGGCATCTTTAAAAAGGTGCTCATCTTTGTGCTGGTGGGCGTGGGGCATATCGTCGACAGCCAGGTGATTGGCGACGGCGGCGCGATCCGGACGGCGGTAATTTTCTTTTATTTGAGCAATGAAGGCATTTCCATCCTGGAGAACGCCGCGCGAGTGGGGCTGCCTATCCCCGAGAAGCTTAAGACGATTTTGGGACAGCTGGGCTCCCGCGATGACGAGGGGGCAGACAAATGAACCTGCGCACGTTAATTCTCACCAACAACGCCTGCTACAAAGCGGGCAGAACCATCACCGTCAAGGGAATAATGGTGCATTCCACCGGAGCGAACAACCCGTGGCTGCGGCGTTATGTCGGCCCGGACGACGGGCTGTTGGGCAGAAATAGGCATAACAACCACTGGAACCAGGACAGGCCGGATGGAAGAAGCGTCTGCGTACATGCCTTTATCGGGAAGCTTGCTGACGGCTCGATTGCCACTTACCAGACGCTGCCGTGGAACCATCGCGGATGGCACAGCGGGCGAGGGACTAAAGGCTCGGCAAACGACACGCATATTTCTGTTGAGATTTGCGAGGATAACCTGACCGACGCCGCCTATTTCAACGCCGTGTACAAGGAAGCCGCCGAACTGTGCGCTTTCCTCTGCAAGGAATACACCCTTGATCCAATGGCTGACGGCGTTATCATCGGGCATTTCGAGGGGCATAGGCGCGGCATCGCTTCCAACCATGCAGACCCCGGTCACTGGTTTCCAAGGCACGGGAAGTCGATGGACACCTTCCGCGCCGAGGTCAAGCGGCTGCTCACGTCGGGCGAAACGCCAAAACCACCCGCTCCCACGCCAGCGCCCACCGAGCCGAAAAAGCTGTACCGCGTTCAGGTCGGGGCGTTCAGCTCCAAGGCAAATGCCGACGCCATGCTCGCCAAGGTAAAGGCGGCGGGGTTTGTCGACGCTTACATCAAAACCGAATAATTCGCACGTTTCGGTTGCCAACTGACCCCTCGCTGTCCTGTGGATGGTGAGGGGTTTTTTCCTTTTCCCCTCGGAATGGGAGGCGACCGTATGACCAACACGCAAAAACAACGAATCGCGTATTTGCGCGGCAAAGGCGACAGCTACGCTGCTATCGCCGACGCGCTCGGCATATCCGAAAACACCGTCAAGTCCTACTGCCGCCGGAACAATATCGGCATCGGTGTGAAAGCCGAACAAGCCGCCACTATGGACGCTTGCGCCAACTGCGGCCGCCCCCTGGAACATACGCCGGGGGCGAAGCGGAAGCGCTTCTGCTCCGACAAATGCCGTATGGTGTGGTGGAAGGCGCACCCCGAAGCCGTAAACCGCAAAGCAGTCTACCGTTTCGCCTGCCCGGCCTGCGGAGCGGAGTTCGAAAGCTATGGCAACGCCCACCGCAAATACTGCTCCAGAGCTTGTTTCGGAGCGGCGAGGAGGGCTTCCGTATGAACAAGGAAGAAGTAATCCTCCGCTACAAAGCGTCAATGTCTGTGTTCAAGAATTGGTTCTTGGACGGCGTTATTACCGAAGCCGACCTGCTGGCAATTAACACACTGCTTGCTCAGAAATACGGTTTATCCTCGCGCAGTATATTCCTCGAAAAAGACTTGCTATGTAAGGAAAACAGAGTGATATATGGTACTGCGAAAGGAGGCCGTTATGGGCAGAAAGATAACGAAAATTGAACCTACGGCGCAGATGCCAACCAGACAACGGGTCGCGGCGTATGCCCGCGTTTCCTGCGGGAAGGACGAAATGCTCCACTCCCTGGCGGCTCAGGTCAGCTTTTACAGCAACCTGATACAAAGCAAGCCGGAATGGGAGTATGTCGGCGTGTACGCCGATGAAGCGGAAACCGGCACAAAGGGCAGCAGGCCGGAATTTCAGCGGCTGCTTGCCGACTGCCGGGCGGGGAGTATCGACCTCGTCCTCACAAAGTCAATCAGCCGCTTTGCGAGGAATACCGTGACCTTGCTCGAAACTGTCCGAGAACTCAAAACCTTAAACGTCGGCGTGTTTTTTGAGGAGCAGAACCTGCACTCGCTTTCAAACGACGGGGAATTAATGCTCACCATCCTCGCAAGCTACGCACAGGAAGAAAGCCGCTCGGTCAGCGAAAACCGCAAGTGGCGTATCCGCAAGGACTTCAAGGAGGGCAGGCCCGCGAGC